CTGCCGTATTTACCACCAACAGCATCGACTTCAAATACTGTGTCGGTGCTTATTAGTCCTTTTGATACTTTAGTTAAAGCCATTATTTATATTCCTATGGAAGATGTCTGTATGCTGATTCATCTACCCTTATTACCCCACGCTTAAACTGAGCTACTCTGTCATTTGTAAAAATCTCTTCTGCAACACAAGCCGTCATAACTTCATCAAATCGTGTGCTTGAAACATCTACCAACCAATCTCTTTTGCTCATAAGCAATACTGTATCTGCAATAATTTGAGTTGAGCTTCTGGAAAAAGCCAACAGTTCAGTTTCAGTAAGGAGGTTTAACCACACTGAAGCAGGGAACGATAAAATTCCTTGTCTTCCATCCGTCTCGTATTTATAAAATTCCATAAAAGTCTGCCATCTGGTCTATATAATTAAATAAATCTGTTTCCTCATAAACAGCGTGATTATTGGTGGTGTTACCTAACATCACCTTTCCTCTCCAATAAGTAGCTTTAACAGAACTTGGGCCAAGAAAAATTGTACTCATTCCACCACCACTAATGCCGTTAGCAAGAGTGGTGTATCTATGAGTATGCGCTCCAGTTGAAGTGTTCATAAGCCATCCTCGCATATAGTCAGAGTCTTGAGAATTAGCTGCATCATATACACCAAGAATTATGTTGTTTGATGTTGGGCCAAGCGTAGAGCCATACCAAAGGTCAAGGTTAACCGAACCTGCTGGCATTACGTCTGCCTCTGTCATAGCTCCTGTACTTACATTAAATGTATACTTTATTCCTCTATAATAATTGCTTGGGGTATACCAGTTAATCATTTCAAAATTACCAGAGCCATCTCCACCTGTCCTTCTAAGAGGCATTACCCAAGAAGCGTTTATCCCTGTGTTTGCTCCGCTATCACCTGCTTGATAACTACGCCAACTCCCTCCTATTAAAGTTGCAGTTCCTGCTTTATTAACAGAAACTAAAGCATACTGGTCTGTAGAAGGCGATGTATTTTGCACGACTGTATACAAGAGGTTATCTGTGGTATCCATATACATACCAGTAAAATAATTACCAGAATTCCCACCTCCGTCATTCACCTCTGATGCGTTCCAGTTTCCATTCCAAACACCATCGGTTATTGCTGTGTTGGTGCCATTTTTATAGCCAATAGCTGTTGAACCTGCCCGATCCATTGTGATGTTGTAATAATTACCATCATCATTAGCAAATCCGGGGTAATAAGTAGTTCCACTCATAGACCCCATACCTGATCCCATATAATTCATAAAAGTAGAATCATAAGAAATAGGAGGATCATCAGGAAATGCTTTTTGTTTTATAAGAAAGTTTCTACTTAAACCAGCCATTATTCGTCAAACCCCATCATTGTCATGTTTACATTAGCCACGGTGCTGCGCCCAATTATATAGTCACTAGCCCCTGCAACTACTGGAGAAAAAGAGATTGATTCTTTCGCACCAACCAAAGTTTCTTCTAATAATTTTGTGGCGTTTGCAAAGGTAGCAGAAGAATCCCCTACTCCTAGCTGCACATGAGCATTTGACGTACCTCTATTAAGAATATGAACAGTGTAGGTGCCTCCAGAGGAGCCAGCCTGTCCTATGTTCGCTGTTGTGTTTGCGCTTAAGTCAACGCCCGATATTTTGACTGCCATTATACTTGCCCCATAAAGAATACTTTACCAGTGGATATTGACGAAGCAGTTTGAAACGTAGGAGCGTTACCTGATCCATTAGAAGTTAATACCTGTCCTGCACTCCCTGTTACAACTGCTACAGGATCGTTTGACCCATCATAGCTGATTAGGTTTCCGGCTGTTCCGCTTGCCATCTTAGCTAAAGTCACGGCATCGTCTACGATAGACGCTGTTACCACGGCACTTGATGCCAACTGATCGGCTCCCACCGCATCGTCTGCTATTTTGGCTTGAGTCACATTGTCATCAACTATGGATGCCGTTACTACGGCACTTGATGCTAATTGATCAGCCCCCACGGCATCATCAGCGATTTTAGCTTGAGTCACGGCATCGTCTGCTAACTTCGCAGTTGAAATACTTCCATCTGCAACCACACCCACAGAACTAGCAGTGAACGCCATGACCTCAATACTTGTACCGTTTGGTGGTGCTGTGCTAAATGTCAGCGTTGTACCCGACACTGCATATGTGCCTTTCTCTTGGTAGACACCATCAATGTAAACCTGGGTATTATTTTCTGTGGAGGGATCAGCAGATAAGGTAAAGGCTGTGGTACTGCCGTTACCAGAAAATTCGTTTAGGGATACGTTGGTTGCACCAGAACCACCTATGTCTCCCCAACTGTCGGTGTAGCCTTCAAACGCACCTGTTGTCGTATTGTATCGGAAAGCTCCTGCGACACCTGTTGGTCTGTTTCCTGTAGTCCCAGATGGGACATAAAAAGCCTGTGCGCCAAAAGCCGCTGCCGTAATATCGACAACTGCCGCACCTGACCCTGCTCCGTCAAGATACACAATCCTTTTTGTTCCAGCAAGAATAGTAATCGTAGCACCCGATCCCTGCTTGATAATAATAGACTGGCCACCGCTAGTCGCATTCTCAATGATCTGTACTCGCTTGAGGGTATTTGGAGCGATTGTGATAGTACAAGCAGAGTCTAATGTGCCTGTATACTGAAGATGCAAAGCTCTAGCAGGGTCAGCAGAGCCGTCTGCTACTGTGCTGGTGTGAGTATCTGCATTGGTAGTAATTGCTTCAGATCCAATGCCTAATGCTTCGCCTATGAGCTCTAGACTGGTGTTAGTGGTTGTACCCCAATCTGCATCGCCATCGGCTGGTTCTGCTACTCTTAAATTGTTTACATATGTTGCTGCCATAATTTACGCCACTTCTGACCAATTTGGTGTTTGTGAATCTGTTACTAAAGTCCAGCTTGGTGTTTGACTCGTATCGACCGGACCCCATATGTTAATTGTTCCTGTTCCACCTGTTGCTGCTATACCGGATGCCTCTATTGTAGCACCTGTTCCTGCGGTTACAGTAACACTTCCTACTGATCCTGTTGCTAACCCAGAGGTAACGGAAACTATAGTCCCTGCAAGGGCAGATACACTTCCTAATCCACTGGTAAGACCAGTAAATGCTACGTCTGATTCGTAACCACCTTCGTTATATCCTTGGGTTATACTGTTATAACCCTTGAAGAATATGGTTACATCAGTCATTAGGCGATCCTAATTATCGCACTAGATGCATCTGCTGTTGGAAACTGTATTGTAAAGTCTCCTGTAGAAGATGACTTATCTGAACCAAAATCAAGTATCAATACTGCTCGATTAGCAGATCCTGCAGTGGTTGACGAGTTATATATCATTGCGCCCCTAGCAGTGATCGTGGAGCTAGAGAACGTCAGATCTGCAAAGTCTGTCAAGGCAGTGGTGCTTGATGTCGAAGGCGTTACGTTTGTTAACGCTGAACCTCCAGAACTATAACCAGTACCTGATGCTTCGTTGCTTGTTGTGAACGCTGTTGTAGCCGCCCCTAAACTAGCACTGCTGGTATACAAAGCTAACTTAAATGCATTACCAGACCCGGTAGACGTTGTTGTTCCACCACCTGATCCATTCGTAAAATTATGTATGCCTTGCAACAATTCTTGCTTGAAAGACGTACACATCGCTTGACTGATAGCCATTACAGTTTCCTCAATATTTCAGCCATATCATCATGGCCTTGTTTTTTAAATTCATTATAAAGAGTAGTTCTATCACTTTTAATACCTTGATTCAAAGCATGAACAATGACATGAAACATTCTTTCTCTAAACATTTCTGCTTGTTGTCTCAATACAGGATCAGCGCTGTCAGCAATGTTGATGATTTTGGCCACAGCATTTGCTGCTAGTTCCTCTGACGTATGTCCTCTTTCAGAAGTAGTCTGAACATTGATGCTACCGGGCTCCATTTTTACTTCTAAATCAAACATGCTTAATTCCTAGCAATATCATATCTGTACTCATCTCTAGCACCATATCCTTCACCCAATCTTTTTAAGTTCTGAAGCGCCATATCAAACCTTTGCTGATACAAAGGTATTTCTTCTGGTGTTTTCAAAAAGGTGGCAGCTTCAACCAAAGTTCCATAAAGCAATGCATCCGGTGCATTGTCAGATATCCAAGTAGTTCCGCTGTCAGCACCTGCAGTCAATGACGCTGGTCTATATTTGTAGTGGAGTTCAACTGTGTAAGTTGAATCAGGCGTTGGTGCTAAAATAAATGTATTGTCATCAAACAATGCGTAATACTTTGGTGTGCCTGTTGTAGAAGCATTGGGTGTGTAATCTCTTATAAATGACACATGCTTGAACAATAGATAAGAATAAACACTGCTTGATATCACAGCTAAACTGTACGATGAGAGAAAGTCATCGGGCGTTGATAAGTAAGTATTGCCTGAACCCAGAGTACCTGTCTGATTCTTTCTAAATACAGGCATCTCTACGTTCTTTAAAATTCTTTCTTCAGCCTCTTTGATAAAGGTCGGAAGCGTGGAAACAAAAGTTGTTTCTGATGTTTCGCAATAGTCCTGAACTGCTGTTTTTAAAGTTGCAAGTGTAAAACTCATACTGTCACCGTCACTGTTCCTACGCTTATTGTAGCCTTTATTCCGTCAAAAGCGGAACCTATTGAGTCTCCAGTGACCGTAATCATTCGATTAGGGTCAATGGTTCTAACAACACCAGCCCCAGCCACTTGTGAGGCAGGCACAGAGGGTCTTGGGTTTTTTAATGCTTGAGGATCTACCAGATGTCTTGGGGGATCTAATTGAGGATGCTTGGGCTCGTAGCACTCAGAACAAACTCTAAACCCTGTCCATTCTTTTCTTAGCTTGGTGTACTTGTATCTGAAACCACATCTGTCACATATGGCTAGTGAGTATCTACCAGATGCATAGGCCATCAGGCTCTCCTGGTAGTGGAGAGAGCAGGAGCAACTCTTAACGAAGCTCTACTGCTGTCTTGATCTGCTGCCCTCTGAAATTCTTCTTCGTAAAAACCTTTCAACATTTGAACTCTGTCTGGGGCTCGTTTGAGTGCGATGTAATATGCAAGTCCTGCAGCCAAACAAGGATAGAACCTAAATGGCATATCGACTGTGTTCACACTCGCATCTGCATCTTCAATCCTTACCAATCTATTGATCAACACTTGATCGGTGCTGTTCTCAGCGGCAGGCCAGAAATACAATCTAGGTGTGATCTGCTTGTCTAAAAACCATTGAGTGGGTCTAGCTTTCGTAGACTTATTAGGAATATTCCAATACTCAGAACGACTTAGCTGTTCCATTGAGATATCGGTGGTGGTGCTTCCTTCTGTCCTTCTCAACACAACATCAAGTACATCAATTGTAGTAGATGTTAAGTCAATATACTCATCAGCTTCAGTTAATGTAGTTGTCGTGTTGGTGACTGTCCACTGATTCAAACCACGATTAGCCCAGTCGGCAAATAGAAGATTGAGGGATCTCCTTGCGGTGACCCCATCATATCCTGTGCGAAACTCAAGACCGCATCGTTCAAATGC